TTATAACTTCCACTTATGCCCACAATTTAAACAAACAACTTTTCCTTTTTTACCACTTAATCCTCCTAATACGGTACCTCCTGGACCTAATAATGTTCCGCCAATAATAGCCTTTCCTACACTAATCTTTTTGCCTTGATAAGTTATAGATGTGCTTTTGCACTTAGGACAGTACGGTATTTTATCTTTCTTTAACTGTTTTAATCTTTCTTTTTCATAATTTTTATCTTCTTTTTTTCTCTTTTGTTTTTCCATATATTCCTCTTCAGTCAGTCCACTTAATGTTGCCAATGTACTTACACAACTATTATTCATTTCTTCCTTGGCTTTTAAATACTCTTTTTTGTGTTCAGCAAACTTCTTATTGCATTCCTTTTGTCTTTCTACCACCTTACCAAAAAACCCATATTAAACACTTCTTTCCAATTATTCATTAACATTATATAACATTTTTATTAACGAAAAAAAGTTTTTCCATTTACTTCATAATAAAATTGATTTATAATAATATTGTGAGGTTATCTATCACTAAACTCATTTAAACAAAAAGAGAATGCTAGTATTTTACTAACATTCTCTTTTCATTTCTTAAACTTATAAAATGTGTTTTTATATTTTACATTTTATTAACAATAATGTATACTAATTAATGTATTTATTATTTATTTAAATTTTATACAAAAACATACATATTTATATTTTATTTTCAATATTATTAAACTAAAAAATAAACTAAAAAATAAACTAAAAATTTTCTCTGATACATAAACTATATTGAATTAAAATATATGTGAAAATAATAAATATAATTTTTCTATTTCCTGAAAGAAAAAAAAGGTTGGATTAATTCCAACCTTTTTTTGTTTTTAAAACTTTAATGGAGTTTTAATATTTTTTATGAACTTATTTGAGATTATTATAATCATATTTTTTTAGTTATTCAATATTTTCCAAATTATTACACATATTAATATTACCTAATATATCTTAATAAGCATAATTAAGATAAAAAGGAGAGTTAGAAATTAATCTAACTCTCCTTTTCTTAATTTAATAAGTAAATTAATGTATAAAACACATTTTTATTATATCATATTATTTGATTATTTAAAAACAATTTAAATAATATTTATTATTACTGCACATAGTACGGTTATTAAATTCTAAAAAAAGAAGGTTGGATTAATCTAACCTTCTTTTGCTTTGATAAATAAACAGGACTTGTAGTTATTTTTCTTAGCTACAATATTTATTATAAATATATTTTCAAACTACCTCAGCATTATCCAATTAATTACATATTGATAAATTTAATAAACTACAAATGCGAATTCTCGATTTGATACGTCTTTTCTATCTTCATTTCCTTCTCTATCTTCTTCTCTATTTTAGAAAAATGAAGTCCTAATAAAATTAACATAATTAAACTTATTATTAATATTATTAGTTTTTTATCACCTTTCTTCATGTTTAACTCCTCCTAGCACTTAACAACTTATTTATCCCAATTATATTACCATAAATAAACAAGTCAATATTTTGCATAAATTTACATAAATTACAGTTTTAAATGAGGAGTAGATAAAAGGTTAAGTATGTCAATTATATACCTAACCTTTTTATTAAAGTTTCTTTACAAAATCTGATTTAACAAACCCAGTTAATGTTTATACAATTATTATTCTTTCTTTGATATTAACCTCTATATTTTCTTCTTTCACTTCATTCATATATCCATCATTTATTACAACAAAATCTCCATAACCTTCTTCCTCAAGTTTTTCTAGATATTCAATTAAATCTTTTATGCGCATAAAAAACTCCTTTATACAAAAAATATTATTTTATGAATGAAATTTTGAATGAAATCCAAAAAGCTATACAGCACAAACTTTATTTTTTAGCTTTAAGTTCAACTCTTACATTACCTGATATTTGTGCAGCATTAGAATCTGATGACAATAAAACTACTGGCAAAAAATATAAACAATGGTACAATACATACGCTTATGGTAAATGTAGTTCTTTTTTAGATGGACATAGTTGTTATAAATTTAGATGTTCTCTTCTTCATCAAGGAAGTTCTAAAGATTCTAGTGAATATAATAAATCTGATTTTGAAAGAATAATTTTTTTAGAACCTAATCATACTTTTTTTATGCATGACAACATAATCAATGATGCACTTAATCTAGATATAGTAACATTTTGTAATGGAATGATTGAAGCCGTACGTTCATGGGAGCAAATTGTCTGTTCTTCTGAAACATTCAAAAAAAATTATTCCAACACAATAAAATTATATCCAAATGGATTACCCCCATACATTGTAGGTCCATCTGTAATTTCTTAAATTAATTATACCATATAAAGAAAGTTAAATAAGAAAACTTTCTTTATATGGTATATAGCATTTCCAAATTTACCTTATATAAAAATGAAAATTTCAACTACTAGCATAGTTTCTTCACAAAATCTGATTTGACAAATCCAACAGCTCCACTTGATGTAGTAATTCTATACCAACCAATATAGTCTTCATCTACCCAATCAATTCTAAATTTATCTCCTTGATTAATAGTTGCTACTATAGGAGAATCTGTAGAACCTTTTTCTCTAACATTAAGAACAGAACTTACATTATCAGTAGTTGCCATTTGTAGTAATTGTACATAATCAGCGTTAACATATCCTGTGATTCCTTTATATTCTATTAAGTACCAACCTAGATAATCTTTATCAACCCATTTTTTTAAAAACTTTTCTTCTGCTGGTATAGCTCCAATTATTTCAGAGTTAATATCTCCTTTAGCTCTAATATTAAGTTCTGTTGTAACATTTTTTGTAGTAGCATTTTCTAGTACAAAATTTGATTTAAAAAAATCTTCATAACAGTAGTTCATGTCTACAGAATTAGTACCAATTCCAAGGATAGAACCACTTTCACTATATTGCCACATAGAAGGATTATAAGCTTTTGCTTTATCTTCACTCACCCCATACCAAGCAAGCCATAAAGGATAGTTTACTTCACTATTATAAAATTTATTATTTATAAAGTCTGGATTAGCATAGTTCATAGCTTTATATCCGTTATGCTCTATTACATAACAAAAAGCATTTATCATATCTGTAGCAAGTCTTTTATTAATTGTAACCCCATTCTTTTTAGCATAATTTAGTGTATCGCCTTCTAAATCGAAGCTTATAGGATAATCTACTTTATATGGCTTAATAGCTTCTAATACATATTTAGCTTCATTTTTAGCCATTCCCACGCTCCAAGCATATGAGAACCAGTAAATACCTACTGGTATTCCAAGCCTATTACATTCCTTTATGTTTCTTACGAATTGCTTATCAATATTGTTTCTACCATATCCAGCTCTTAGCATTGCATAATCTATATTCCCTTTTACTTTCTCCCAATTTATAACTCCTTGATGTTCGCTTACATCTATTCCTCTTAATCTTGTCATATCAAACCATCCTTTCTTTTATTTTGCTACCGACATAAATGTCGGTAGCATTTTTATATAATTAAATCCAATAAAAAAAGCCCTTAAAGGCTAAATCTATTGGATTACATTATATTTATTATTTAATTATCTTTTATTCCTTTTGTTGTTGGATCTGTCCATACTCCTACTAATGCTGCTATAACAGCCACAACTGCAACTGGATTAGATAATATGTTTATTAATGCTTCTAGAAGTAACCTCCAACTTGTTAAAGTATTAAAATCTATTCCAGCCGCACTAAAAATTACACCTACTAAACCAATCCAAAAAAGTGGATTTTTAAACCTTTCTTTATTTATCATTTCAATACCTCCTATTTAAATATATGATTTTGTATTGCATATACAAAGAAACCTACTACTGCTGTTAAAATAAAGCCAAAACCCCATTTTAAAGTATGTGTAAGTCCTTCTATACTTTTACATAAGTTCTCTATCTGTATTTCTTTTCTAGCATCATTCTGTTCTAATTTATCTATTCTATCAGCATGATTATTTAATCTTTTTTCAGTTAATTCAATTTTATGTTCTATTAATTCTTCATTCATGTTTAATTCCTTTCTGATATAAATAAAAAAAGGACTTTCTAATAGTCCTTTAGTTTGATATATTTATTTTTTACATAGTTGCTTTCCTAACACTAAAATTAAAATGATCTTTCAATAATGTAGCTGGATTAGGTGTATATATATAGAAAAATAAAAACTCATCTTTTTCTAATTCAATGTCTACCGCAAAGCTTACAACTCCAAATTCAACTAAATTATATATGTATATTCTTTGTTTATTATCAGTTACTTTTATATAACTCGGCTGATCTCCTTGTTTTGGTGAATTCACCATTGCAGTAAATTTAAAGGTATAAATTCCTTTGTGTTTAGCTTTAAATCCATTACTAACTATATTACCTTCAGTATCTATTATCACATCTGATAACGACAATACAGAATCTATTTTAGGTGTAATAGTTATATCTGAACTTGCTTTAACTATTACATTACTCTTTATCCAACTATAATCACTATTTATTGGATTAGTTGTTATAACTGGATCTAGTTTAACTGATTGATTATATGGATTTACTTTTATAACATTTGAATATATGCTAGTGTTGGTTCCAGTATTTCTTATACCACTTACAATACTATTTCTATATAAATCTCCTAATATTTGATTTGAAATAATACAAGTATTGTCTGCTCTTGCCATTACTTCTATACCAGCATATTTATACTCTCCCTCTTTAGAATCTCCTGAAAATTTATTTCCTTCTACAAAGCAATTATCACCCCATATTTCTAAACCTGCTTTATAGTTCCCTTCTATATTATTGTTAACTACCTGTACATTAGTAGCATCTATAGTAACTCCATTTCCTCCTGGACTTCCCCATATAGCTTTTACTCCAGTAATTGAACTGGATGAACTAAAAAATATTATATTACCTTTTTTATTACCGCCAATATCTCCACCTTGAACATGAAAATCTTCTCCACTACCATCTGCAAATACACCATATCCTCCATTGTACAAAATAAAACAATCCTTAACTTGATTAGTATTATATCTAATCCACGTCCCTCCATTTTGAACACCATATAAAGATACTCCATTACCACCAAAGTTAGATATCTTACATCCTTCCACACTTGATAAATAAGTAGCTTTAAGTCTAATCGCATCTACTTCCGAATTAGGATAACCCCATATTAATAAATTCTTAATATGTATATCTAACGCATGAGTATTCTCAGGAATAGTATTAGTTATAAATGCTTCTTCTGTACTCCCTTCTTTTAAAAACAGTTTTGAATTCATTCCATTGCCCATTAAAGTAATACCTTGTTTTAAAACTATTTTACTTACTAAATAGCTTCCATCTGGAACGAATATAGTTGTACTATCATTTATATTAGCACTATCAATAGCATCTTTAAAAGCTTTTGTATCATCTGTTATACCATCGCCCTTAGCTCCAAAATCTTTTACATTTAGAGTTATGCCTTCTACTTTCTTAACTAAATATTCTGAAACTGAATTTAATTTATTTAAGTTAATCGCATTTAATGGTGTTCCTTCTTCGTAAACTTCACCAGTAACTGGTATAAGAGTTACTGTGCCATCCTTATTATGTAAGATTTCAAAAGTATTTTCTCTTTCTATTATTCTATCCTTCCATCTTGGTAAATCCATGCTCTCACACCTCTATATATTTTTGTATATCAGCTTTAAACTCTTCTCTTAAAACCACTTTCTTATCTCTAATTAAAAACTTATTGAAATTATTAAATAGGTAATCATCTTTTTTCACTACTAAAAAGCCATAGTTATAATCGCTTTTATCCTCACCATAAATACCCATATTCTGTTTTCCTGAAACTATAGTTTTAATTTTACCTGTATTTTCACTATAAAATATAGTCATTAATTTTAAAGATTCTTCTATATTCATACTCTCCTCCTAAGCAGTAAGAATTATTTCTAGTTTATATATAAAAGAGTGGTTAGTCTCTTTATAAAAAAGATAAGTATTATCTGGATCTTGGCCAAAAGCAATAGGATAAGAGTTAATTGCCACATATACTTTTAATTTATTATTTTCTATCTCTCCCCAAGTAGCTTCAGTACAGCTTATAAGACCTGTATTAAAAAATTTATATGTCATATTGGCAGTAACAGAAACATTCTTGTTAAAGAATTCCTCTGGTATATCAAAATACATATACTCTTCGTAAAAGTACTCATATTTATTTTTTTTAGGCATATACACCTCTTTTTGAACTGATAACTTATAATTCAGATGATGATATTCATTTCTACTATTACCATATATATTATAAAATCCATCTTTATTTATAATCGCTTTTGAACCATCAGTGAAATTATATTCACTTCCGTTAGGAGTGTGCTTTGCTACATCTCCTTCTGTACCACCTATAGTAAATCCTTCACCATCAAATATATATGTCCTGCCACGTAATTTACCATCTATACTTACTCCCCAACTCTCTGCATTTTGTGTTACTTCTGTCTTTAAGTCGTCTCCCCTACTTACTTTTTGTTTTATCTCCTTAGCAGTTTGTTGTACATATGTTTCAAACTCAGTTTGTTTAACTCTCTGAGCTATTTCATCTTTTGCTACCTTAATTTCTACAATAGTTTTTTCCACCTTTAAAGTTAAATTTCCCTTAGTCATGTCTTTTGTTTCTTCTTTTGTTTTTCCTTCTGCTGAATATTCCTCTCTTAATACTCCATTAAAACTTAATTTTTTAGACATTATATAAGTATTATGAAGTACGTTACCATCATAAACTACTAATTGATCTCCAGCTTGATATTTAGGATTTCCAATCCACTTAACATTTAACTTTCTATAATTCAAATAATATAAAGCGTCAAAAATTGGTTCTATAATATCTACTGGATTTTGACAGAAAATATTATCTTCAATGAAATAAGTCAATCCAGAATCTTCTCCCAACTCTGCTTTTACATCACCTGTTTTAACCACTAATTTTGTTATAGTATTAGTTAATGCTTCTGATGTATCTAAATCAATATAAGTCTTTCTACCCATTCCTATAACACATCTATTATCTAAAATCCTTTCATCAGTATTTAAAGCAAATGTGTTATTACCTGCGTAAAAAGAATTGTTATACTTTTCTAAATTAAAAAATTCAAGCTTACCATCACTATTTATTCTTGCATATCCACCTGCTAATTCTGCAATTTGTGCTATAACTTTTCTATAAGTTAATTCTTCTTCAAAATTAGGTTTTAAAGGTACTATATAAGATGAATTTATAAATTTCTTTGTTGCTAACTTTATATTTAAATCCATACATATCTCTTTAGTTATACCTAATAAAGTAGTTGGGTAAGCAAGAGTTGTCTCATATTTACAATCAAATAAATCAGCTCTATCATAAAACTCTATACTTGTTATTCTTTCTTTTTTAGAAACTGTTTTAACTTTAAATATTCCTACTTTCAAATATTCTATAGTGGTATCATCTGTGTATATTCCTATATGTAATTCAAACTCTTTTCCTACAAATTTATAATCTACATCTAGTAACTTTGCAGTTCCTACCGACATTATAAATGTACCAATTTGAAATGTATCATTGGTTAATATATCATCATCTAATGTGAATTCTTTTATTTGCTTTCCACTAAACTCAATATCTTCAAATATAAATTTTGCTTTTATTGTTCTATCAATTTTAGAAATAGCCTCATCATAACTCTTTGTAACATTTAACATAATATAGTACCTATCTTTCTATCAAATTAAATTTTAATCCACTCCATTTAGGTTTTCCATCTATAATACAAAACAGAGGGGATGATTTATCCCCTGCATACATAGTCTTAGTCACCAATCTACCTTCTTGTGGATCCGGAAACTCCACCTCAACAAATACTGGTGATATAGCTTTTAATATTAAAGAAATCTCATGAGGGTCTAATGGTGGATACTCTATTTCTAATTTTCTTTTAGTACCAATTCTATCCCTTATAAGCTCTCCATCTGCATTTCTGTCACTAGCTCCATCTAAATCAGCTATATTTACAGTGAAAGATTTAGTATCAGGCATCATTACTCCGTTTACTCTAAACATATATCAACCTCCTAAAGATTTATTGGTATTACACCACCATTACTTTCTCCTAACTTGTTTAAAGTTGTACAAATTGTTTTAGCAAACTTTAAAGTTCCTACATTAAATTCAAGTTTTAATTTAATCTCCTTATCCTTATTATCATTATTCACTTTATCATCTTTTGTATCATTAATAGCTTCTATAATAGCTTCTTTTAATTTTTTAATATTATCCGAATCAAGCATATTGTTCTTATTATCACTTTCAATATTCTGTCCTAACATTGTTAAATTAGGTTGCTGAATTGATTTAATAGACATTAACAACATCTTATTTATTCTTTCAAAAAGCTTGTTTGCAAGTAAATCTAAACCACCAGTGTTATTTTCTAAAGGCACTACTGCTTCTGTACCTGCCTCACCAACTACTGCTTGTGTTGGTTTATCAACTATACCCCCTTTAGCTAAATAAGGCATCTTAGGTAAATTTACACCAAAGTGTTTACCTGGCATTATAGGCGACCAATCTGGCATCGTAAAACTAATTTTATTTAACCCATCTATAGCCATATTTATAAGTCCTATTACCACATTTAATGGTGCTTTTATAACTGCTCCCATTCCATCCATAATTCCGCCGAATATATCAACTACTCCATTCCATGCTCTCTCCCAGTTTCCAGTAAATATACCAACTACAAAATCTATTATTCCTCCAAATATTCGTTTAACAGATTTAAAAATATTATCTATATTTCTTAAAAATGCATTTAATAAATTTCCTAATACTCCAAAACAATTTGACCAATCAGTTTGAAAAACTCCTCTTAACCACTCTTTAAAATTATTAAAGATATCTTTAATTTTGCCCCATATTTCTATAGCTTTAGCTTTTACAAAGTCCCAATTTTTAATTAATAATATTCCTATTGCAATTACTGCAGTAATTGCAAGTACAACAAGTCCAATAGGTGATGTTAATAGCGAAAAAGCGTTTCCTAAAACTGATGTAGCTACTTTGACTAGATTTGTTACGCCTACAAATATCTTTATTGCTAATGTTACTCCATTCCATGCAGCTATAAAACCTATAACAGTAGCTATGATAATATCAAGAACTGGTTTACCTTCTCCAAGTAACCATCCTATTAAGTTACTAAATGCATCTAAAACAAATCCTAATATATCCGCTAGTTTTGCTATTGCAGGAGCTATCATATTAACAAACCAATCAACCATAGGAGCAACAAAGTTAACATAAATATATCCTGCTAACTCAAAGACTTTGGCTCCTAATCTTATAAACCCTTGAAATAAATGACTTCCTCCATTATCCCAAACATAAATTAATTTTTGAGTTAAATTTTCTAATACTCCTGATGTCGCATTTAATATTTGCATAAATGTTCCTGCTACACTTGGGCCAACTTCACCCCAAACTTGTCTTAGAGAATCACCAATATGTTTAATTAATGTAAGTACATTTAAAAATGCATTTGCTAACGATTGAACTATAGCTGTACCTATTCCACCAGCATTCCATGCATTAGCGAAAGTGATTGCTATATCACCAATTATATTAAATATATTTTGTAAAATCTGTAGAATAACTACGAGTATTTCCTCTCCAGTTCCATTAGTCCATACCTCTAAGAAACTACTTCCTATAGATTTTATAAGTTCCCAAATTCCATGTAATGCATATTGCATACTTGCAATAGTAGCAACACCTTCTCTTTCCCACGCATTTTTAAAAGGTTGAAATATTTTAGATATAATATCTTTTATCTTCTCAACCATTTCATTTATCTTTTGCATAGCTGCACTTGTTGGGCTTAAATCAATATTAGGAGTAACTAATGGTATAGGATCTACTCCGCCACCTTCATTTTTAGGTTTTTTATTTGAATCATCTTGAGTACTTAATTTATTTATCTCATCAAATCCGGCTAATGCTCCTTTTATTTTTTTCTTAGTCTTTTCTGCCGAATCTCCTATCTTATCTACTGCACCTGATGTTTTCTTACTTTGTTTCTCCATACTTTCCATAGAAGCTATGGAAGCATTCATACTTTGTGCTGCTCCAAAACTAGCTTGATATGTTTTACCAAATATAGCACTTATAAAAGCTGCAATATATGCTGTTATATTTGCCAAAGCACTCATTAAAGCATTAAGTGCAGGTAAAACTGCCTGATAAATAGGCATGAAAGCAACTATAAGATTAGTCCTTATTTGTTGTAAACTATTAGAAAACTGTGCATTAGTCATTAATGCACTACCAATATAACTTCCAACGGCTGAAATACCTTTCATAACAATAGGGAATACTATTCCCCATTTAAACATACTATCTATAAACATTCCTGTTGCACTTCTAGCACCATTCATATTCTCTCTATACTGTCTTGTACTATTATTCGCACTCTTTAACCTATTACTAGCACTTTTAGCTGAATTACCAACTTTATTAATACTATTATTAGCTAAATTGACACTATTAGTTGATTTATTTGCAACATTACTTAATCTTTCAAATTCTGCATCTAAATCAGCCAGTTTGAACCCAGCCTTATCACTTTGTGCAACTAATTTGTTTATAGCCATTTCTGTTTTTAATATTTGTTCTTCTATTTTATTTTTTCTAGCTTGATTAAATGTTGAATTATATGCTTGTTTTAATCCAGATAGCTTTTCCTTCTGTTGTTCTATTTTTCTATTAGTTATATCCAAACTATTTGTTAAATTTTCTATTTGTGCCTTAATACTTTCTAAATTAACATTTGAAGTTTTAGGAGGACCTCTAGAACTAACTTCTCTATTAACTGATTGACTAGGCATTGAAATATTTTTTACTGGATTAAAATTTATAGGAATTTTTATTCCTTTAGATTTATCCATTATACTTCTTATAGCATCTAAAGCTTTTGATTTAATTTCTTCTATAGTTTTAATAATATTAGCTTTATTTTTATCAACACTAGAGCTTATAGTTTTATCAATTACATCCATTGCTCTATTCAAAGAATCGGAAATACCTTTTGTTATTGAATTAAAATCAAATTTCCCTGTTATTCCTTCTAGTGATTTGCTTATCTTATTTCCTATAGAATTAGCCATTTTTTCTATCTGTTTGTCTAAATCATCACCTTGAATCTCTAAATCTAGTCCAATCTTTCCTACTGAATCTGCATCAGCCATTATCTCACCACCTTTCTTTAAAATAAAAAAAAGACGTTTAGTATTAACTAAACATCTTTTCAAACATTTCTTGCATTTTCTTCATTTGTTCTTCTTTTTCTTCATCAGTCATTTGCTCTATTTGTCTACATCTCCACTCATCACGAATTTTATGTTGTTCTTTCGTAAAACTCTTAAGCATATTTTCATCTTCTTCACTTCTTATAGAAACAATTTGTCCAAGTGGAGTTTTAGGCATTATACCACTAAGTAAGGTACAAAACTCATCCCAACTCATATCTGGTTCATTTCTTAATCTTATTCCATATTGAGCAGTAAAAGAAGCATCTATTAAATCCCAATCCTCAAATAAATCATACCATTGATTATTTTTTACTTTCTTGAAATCGCTTAGCTTCCTTCTCGCTCATTTCTTCAATTTCTTCTAATTCCACATTAGATATAGCAGCCATTATTACGTTTATTATTGCGTTATATGCTGCCATACTCCACTCATCACCTTTACTATCTATATATTCAAAGGCTTCTTGACCTAATGAAGCTTTTATTATTTTATTGATAAGCTCCATTTCATCTTTGGTTTTCTTATCTTTTTTCTTATCCTCTTTAACTAATGATTGAATATATATAGCATTATTCTTAGTATTATTAATTTTATATTCATGATTTTCATCTATCTTTACTGTTGGTTTTACATTAACTAATTTGTTCATTATATCATATACTTTAGCCATTATTATTCACCCTTTCCTCTAACAATTGCTCTTGCTCCTGGTGTATACGTTGGTTTCCCATCACCTTTAAGCTCAAACTCTAATGGAGCAACTTTTGCACTATCATCTCCACCTACATTTGTAACATTTATTACGCAATCAAATGCAAGTTTTGCTCCATCTGGAAACTCTATCTCTGCTTTTGTACTACAATCTAATCCATCTTTCCATGCAGTTTCTGCAACATAATCATTTCCTGGATCTCCAACATTCCTTTTTCCTTTTAAAGATATAGAGAAACTCTTTCCTGTCATTAAACTTCTTGACCATCCTGATGTAGTCATCGGTGTCCAATCTTCTACTTTACCATCTATTTTTATCCCAAAGTTCTCTATATCAGCTATAGTAGCCATATCTTGAGATTGACTTGCTTTTCCTTTTGTTCCTATCTTAAATTCAAGATTATATACTGGAAAAACTCCTGTAAATGCTGTCATATTATTCACTACCTTTCATGTATTATATTTACTTCTATAACATATTCATATATGTTATTTTTATCTGTTCCAACTCCTATAGGTTCGCTAGTTCTCATATCAAAATCTATAACTCTTTTTCCACCTATAACAGCCTTTTGTCCAAATAAAGCATTAAATACTTCTTGAGCTTTTTGTTCTGCTATATTAGCATTTTTTCCCCAATGAACTAATATAGAAATAGCCTTAGTGGAATAGCTTGTATTTTTTAATCCACCTAAGGCTATATGATTTCTTGGTCCTCTTATACTATAGATACCTATACATTGCTCTTTAGTTGCATCTATCTTTCCTATATACCATTGAGGACATTCTATTTTAGTTCTTAAATATTCTCTTATTTCACTCAGTAACATTACTTTATAACTCCTTTACTAAACATTTTAAAAAAGTGTTTATATGTATCTGTTACAAATTCTTTATTATCTCCATCAATATAAGATTGCATCCATTTTCCTTGTGCATTTGTATTTTTATCTTGTCTAAAATTATATTCCGGATGCCAATATAATCTTCTTGCATATGGTGTATCAAAATTTATATATGTTATACCATCATTTATTCTTGATAAGTCAACAAAACCACTTCTTTCTAGTTCTCCAGTATCTTTAGGAACTACAGCACTTGTCTTAATATCACTTAATATAGCCTCTGTTGTTTGCTCTAAAGCTTTATTTCTAGCATTTATTAAAGTGTTTATCTTAGTTCTATCTAATTTTATTGTTACTTTAGCTTTCATTAGATAAGCTCCAATTCAGTACTAAATACAGAACCATCTGGATTACGTGGTCTTGATGACTTATAGATATCTTTCTTAATATTTCCTATCTTTATATATCCCTCAATTAATTTATTAGGGTAAATATCCCCTTCTATTATTACAGTACCACTTAAAGTTACAAGTCTACGCTCTGCATCTAGAGTATTCTTTCCATTTTCATTATATATACTTAATCCTTCATAAATTAAATCTTCTACTGGTTCACCATCCTCATCCATATAAGTATGATAAACCTCTACTGGTGTAGTTAAAAGCCATTTAGGAAACGGTAATTTAATTCCCATACTTATAACCTCCTACTATTTAAGCCAGTTTGAGATATATAATTAATAACTTCCTGTGTGGTTGTTATTCCATTTATAATACTTTTATTAAAAGATACCGAAGTACCCCCAGCCGAAAATCCACTTAGAGGCATATTAATAAAATCACCATATTGCTCTATAAATTCAGCTTGTAAACAAACTGCTTTTTTAATTTTATCTTGTTGAAACGGAGATAAATTTTCAAATCCTATTCCTATTATTCTATTGTAAGTTAAAACATCTATTTGATCTGATGCTCTTTCTAACCTATTATCAATATTTTCATCAGAAAAAATATTATTTTTAAAATTCAGCTTGTAATATAAACTATCTGCATAAGCCATATACTCACTTCCTTACAAAGAAAAAGAAGCCTTAATTAGACTTCTTTAACTCTTTATTTTCTGATTTAAGCTTTTTATTTTCTTCTTTTAATTTCTCATTTTCTTGCTTTAAAGTTTGGTTTTCTTCTTTTAATGGATCTAATTCATCTTTTAACTTTATATATTCCTCATATGAGATAGACTTACCTGCTCCACGTTCTATAACTTCCCCTTCATCATTAACTATGTCATAACCTTGTTGTTTATAAAAGTTCTGTTCTGATTCAGTTATTGTATAAACTTTATTTTCTTTAATAGCTTTCATATATTAGTTCTCCTTTCAATTATTCCGCCTCTGCGTTAATAGCAATACCACAAGCTTTATTTTTTATTAAGAATGTATCTCCATATTCTCTAGTTTGATATACATACTTATCAGCAGTTCTTGAATCAGTACCAGGAGTAAATAACTTCATATAAGCATACTTACGTCTAGTTACTTGACAAGATGGATGTATAAGTATCATGTGTATTTGTTTTGCACCACCTGCTGGAACACATCCATTAGTAAAATCATACTTTGTTTTCATTCTTGATGATGGTACTTTTTTGATTGTAACATCATCTAAAGAATATATTCTTCTATCTATCTTTCCATTATTGTTATTAACATCTAAGCTTCTTTGTATATTTTGTGCATTCTTAATTATTTTGTTCATAGCTGGTGTAACATAAAGAATTCTACCTTCTGATGGTACTCCCTCATCATCCATTTTCTCCATTCTTTCATCAAACCACTCTAACACATTAGCTATAGTTAAAACAGTATTATCTATAACTGCTCCGTTTGAGTTGTATGTTTTAGCCTCTGCATAAAGCTTAGAATATCTATAAGAATCTCTCTCTGGAATAGCTTGTTCTGTTTCAAATACATTTTGAACATTTGCTACTTCTAAAGTTAAGTTAGTTTCATCTATATCCATAGGATCTAAAGCAAATTCTATATCTCTGTCATGAGCTAACTTTTTTGGCTCCCATTCATTAGATATTGTTCCTATATTAAACCCCATATTTTCATCTTGTTGCTGAACACCTTTAAAACTTGGATATTTTTCTAAAACTTTATCCACCGCTTGCTCCATAGTAACATCATCACTTACCATAGCCTTAGCTAATATAACAACATCATCAACGCTATCAGCTAAAACTCCTTTAGATAAACAAGTTACTTTCACCTCTAATGTATTAGCTCTTTCTTCCGCATCTTGTTTAGCTTTTTCAGCATTATTTAAAGCTTCACTTTGCTTTTGAGCCTCTGTCTTTTGACTTTCTTTCCAATTATTAAAGGCTTCTAACTCTTCTTTACTTGGTTGATTCTTCTTTTCTCTTTCCAACCTTTCTTTAATCAACCTATCCACATCATCTTGAGTAAAAGTCTTTTCCTCTTGTGGGTTCCCTTCTGTTTTCTCACCTTCTCCATCTGCGCCATCAGTTGGATTAGTTTCTGAACCTGCTCCTCCACTACCTGTTCCATCATCTTGAGCTAGTTTCATACCTAATCTTTTTCTTAAATTAAAATTTGATATAGACATAAATACCTCCATTTATAGCCTGTCGGCTGTTAATTCCATGCACAGTTTAAAGTCTTAAGCAAGTTTTGGACATAATAAAAAGCAATCCGTTATAAATAACTGACTGCTTTTTTAATAAACATCTATCTATTTTTATTTCTTGTCCATCTGGAAACAATTACTTCATCTGTATTTTCATCCTTAGGATCCGTAGAGTATAGAAAACTTAAATTATCCTCCGTACCCAATAATGCATATAGAGAAGGTCTATATAATCTAGTTTTATTGTCATTATAAGGACTTCTTTTCCCTAATGTTCCATCATTTCTCTTCGGATTTCTTTTTACCGCAAAACAGTATTTTCTATCTGGATTTTCACTGTCACTTTTACTCAATGAAATATTCATTGCTTCTCTCTGAAGATCTGATTTATTTTCCAAAACCTCTATTGGTATAAATTGAGCAAAACATTTATTAAACTGCATTAGTATATCTCCTAGATTTTTACTATATTCAATATTAAAATATTTTCTTAATGTTTTAGCATCAATAAATAGTTTTACTGAATTTGCACACATTCCAAGACTATCTGTAAAATCATCTTCTCTTAAGAATTTAAGCTTTACTAAGGCATATTCTGGTTTTATTTCATCTTTTTCAAATAATTTTACTAGAACAATGTAATTTAATTCTTTATATTGAAAATTAAATGAATCAATAACCCAGCCTTTCTTTTCCATATCTTCTTTTAACAATTTTAAGTTATTAAATACATTACTCATAGTTTTATTCCTTTCTTAAATAGAAGTAAATGATAAAATAGAAAACTACTTAATATTTGTTATTAATACCTCTCTAAAAATTATAACTTATTTTCACTTTAATACCAATATAGATAATAAATGTTACATAATAAAAGCCTCTATCCTTTAACTTAGTAAGTTCTTCTAAATAATCTTTGTGCCATTTTTATAAAATTCTCTATATTTTCTTTAGTTCCATTATTCTACCTAGTATGTTGTCATGAGGTAGATTTGTGACAACATACTATGAACTTAATAATACACTCCACCTATTTATTATCTATTTCCTATAGCCACTTTTCATAACTTTTTGTATATTTATATAAATTATATCATCATATTCTAATAAATATTTCTCTTTGTGGAGCTCTTCTTAATTGCTTGTTATTATCTAAATGGTTCTTCAAAGTTTTTTCTAACTCTTTAACCTTTTTACTTGCTATTTTTTTACTTTCTTCATCACAAGTACCAGCTTTGAATCTCTTCCACTTTCTTAATTGTCTTTCATAGTATCTTTGTTTCTGTTCAGCTTCATAGAGTTTAATTGCATCTTCACCATTAGGAACTACTGGAAGTCTTGTTACACCAGGGAAATAAGTTGCTAATGTGTGTCTACAATTAGGATGTAAAAATCCTTTTCCTACAGCCTCACTTAATAATGGATAATCTCCATCATCTTTAGTACCATTACAAAATATATCATCAATCAATATTTTTCCTTGCCATGGTTCACACATTTTACATGTATTAGCGTGAGCTGTAACAACTATTAAATGTATTCCATATTCATCTCTTTTCTTTCCTTCACCTAAGAATGTAGCTCTTTGGCTTGCTGTTCTTAAGCACATCTCTGCATAACTAGCAATATTAACTTGCTTACCATCTTTGTAAGTTATACTATTTATACCTTTCTCAAGAAAATCCTTAGTAGCCATGTCTACAGCTTGATTAATAGTTTTAGCACCACTTTGCAAATATACATGAGTTTTAAATATAGTTTGCCTATATACATCATCCATCTTTCTTAAAACTGACATTTGAGCCTTTTTCAAATCATTCGTAACAACTTCTTGCAATGCATTAAGTTTCTTTTCATTAACACCAAAGAATTTATCTTCAACTTGTGGAGTAGCTTTTTTGCCTAGTTCTTTAGCAATATATTCTCTAACTGTTTGAGGTTCTTTTATATCCTCTGGAAATTGTATTTTTACTTCATTTATTAACTTCTCAAAATTATCTTGAGCTTGAATAAATTTCCCTTGAATTTCTCTGTTTATAGCTTCTTGAATAGGCTTATTATATTCCTCAACTAACTTCTTATTTCTCTTTCTATACTTTTCAAGTTCTCTAAGCTTAGTTCTTTGCCATTGTTCCCATTGAAACCCTTCTTTGCTTTGTTGTATTTGATGAAAATAAAAAGCCCTATGCATAGAAGATATTAAAGCAAGTTCCATTTCCTCGAATATCTTTCTTATGTCATATGACTTATTATCAGAACTATCTTTATTTAAATTATCTATAGTAGGTAAATTAGATAATATATCGCTAAGTTTACTTGGTTTATCCTTATCATTATTCATCTGTTACACCATTATTTACTTCTGGAACATCTACTGTCTTAGGCTCTTCTGCTTCTAAATAACCATTCTGTTCCTTTATTCTTTGTATCTCTTCTTCCTTTTCTTCATCTGTCCATGTATCTCCATACATTTCTTCAATACATTGCTCTATAGACATTACTCCATATGTTTTAGCTTTTCCTACAGTTTCTACTACTGAATCAAAACTAGGACTTGCATATTCTCCAAATACAATACTTACTTCATATTCTCTAGTATTCTTTTTATTTAATACATCATTAGTCTTTAAAGCTACATTAACTAACTCTGGTATAACTTCTGTTAATATATCAACTAATTTCCCTCTAGTATATAAAGTAGTCTTTTCTTTCTCTCTTTGAGCTTCTGCATTATCTGTTTTCTTAAGGTCTATTCCTAATGTGCTAGGACTTATTATACCTTGTAAACACATATCAATAGCATTTGAATAACTTTCAACATAAGCCTCATATCTTATTTCAGCTTGTTTCATTTCTATTTCATTTTTTGCATTTTCTTCTTTATTTGCCCCAATCGCTATAAACTTATTATCAAAAGGATTAGGCTTTAAAACCTCTCCAGTACTAGAGTTATATGGTAATAAATCTTGAGGTATATATTTTTGAACTCTTCCATCTCTTATGGCATCTATCCATTGACTTATAACTTCATCTAATGCATCAAATGAATCTGACTTATTATCAAATATACTTTTACCTCTTCCATCAAACTTAGGAGATTTAAAAAACATTAATGGTACTGCCATTATGAAATCACCTTTATATTTCATATCCGAAAGTTCTCTAGTTTCATCAAGAGTATTTAAAGAAACCTCATCCCCATTACTATCATACAAATTAAAAGTTATATATCCTTTGCCATAAGTTTCGCTTAGTTTGTATTGCCTATTATTTTTATTATAAAAACTATAGAACTTTATTTCTTTTAATCTTCCTCTTTGAGTTATATATTCAACCTTATCACCATCGAAAAACTCTATTATTGGATATTTACTTATCTCTGTATCTATAGATAATTTAAAAGCTCCATCACCACTAACTAATGTAGTAGCAATTATATCACCTAACATATCATCAAACTTATTATCTTTTCTTATTTCTTCCCATAATGTATTATCATTCTCTCCAGTAACCTCTATACTATCTAAGTCAGCTACAACTATATCACTTAGCTTATCGGCTATCATTGCAGGTAATCCACTATGTATTTTTCTTATACTTAAATCCTCACTTGGAACAGCACTCCAAAACCTAGCTTTATTTACTGGATCACTTGATATATTTTTAAAGAATTGGTCCAGTTCATATGGTTCTCCTCTATACCAAAGCTTATTTCTAATTACATTAGTTTCAAATGTATAAGCCTCTTGTATAGTAATAGGATTAGTTAATGCTGATTGAACATTTAAATATTTAATTGCTGCTTTAGTTAACATACTCTTAAACCACCCCATTTCTATTCCTCCTTATAATCTCCTATCAATTTTCTAAAAGGTATCCACGCATACTGACTAGAGTTAATTGTATGGTCGTTTGCATCCTCTGGCTCATATTTATCCTCTTTCCATGAATAGCACTCTAACTCTCTTATATGCTCTTTACAAGTATCTACAACATAATAGAATATTTTACTATTGGTATTTATCCATCCTAACATTAAATGTATTCTATCTAATATAGTTACTTTCTTATAAGAGTTAATAAAGTTATACATACATGGATTAGTTCTTTTAAACTTCTTAAGCTCCATTATAGTTGCTTGGTCTGCTGAATCTACAAATACATCTCTAGCAAATCCCCATTCTTTTCTATTCTTCTCTAAGAACTTAAAATATTTAGGAGCTATATCACTAGGAGCTAATGGAGTTTCTAAGTCTTTATTGTTATATACCTCTTCATCTAATACAAATAACTCTTTTTTATCTGTAATACCTAAGAAAGTAAATGCAAAGGTATCAGGACTATTTTGAGAATATGCGGTATCTAATCCTGCTGTAAATTGAACAAACTTTAATTTCTTATCTTTTATTTGCTTAATAATATAATCTTTAGATAATACATTATTCTTTCTTTCAAAGTTACTGAATATTAAACCTGTTGCTCTACCTCTTAAACCTAGTATCTTATTCTTATATAGCTTAGTTCCTTTAGGAGCACTCGTCTTTTTCTTTTCAATAGCTTCCTCACTTAATGATGCATTATCATAGAAAGTAAAAAACCAGTAGGTCCAATTAGGTTTCTCTTCTGAATTGAGTTGTCCTAATATTTCTACTGGTACATCTTTCTTATATTTTTCTAATGGTCTACAGCAATTAATAAACTCTGAATATATAGGTAGATTAGGATCATCTGGATTAAGCGTCATCATAAGATAATCATTTCTAGTACATATTTCTCTTACAAACTCAATACTAGCTGTGTTAACCTCATCTATAAGTACACAACCAAACTGAGAACCTAAAGCCATCTTCCATTTATCTACGTTATCATAACCTAATATATATATTATTTTCTCACCATTAGGCGTTATATATCTAATATGAGGTATTTTATTATCTTTATCACCATTACCGTTATATTTGACTAAATCACCAAATACATCAGTAATCCCATACTCTTTTTGTATTAAGTTCTTTTCAGCAACTCCAGTTGTTTTAGCAGCAATAACATGCATTTTCTTAGGAGATTCTGCAACCATTAGCATAAACTTTAGTATTCCTACTGTAGTTTTTCCTGCTGCTGTTGTTCCCTCCAATGCTTCTACTGGTGCTCTATGCTTTAAAAAAGCTAAATACTTATCTGATAAATTATATTCATCACTCATCGTCATCATCCTTCAATTGGTTAAGTATAGAATCTAGTTTAGTTGTAGAATTAACATTTACATTAGTATCCTTCTCAACTTTATCAACAAACAATCTATATCTTTTACCTAACAACTCTGCTGCTTTCGTTCTGTCTTGTAGTGATGCATCTAACCCAAATTGGTCTTTTTCTTCTCCTCTCATAACCTTTGTTAAGTATTCAAGGACTTCTTCACCTTTAGCTATTCTAGTTTCATCTAAAGCATTTATTCTTTCATCTATATATGATTTAATACTAAGTTTTTCTAAGTTCTGACTTCCTTGTACATTAGGCTTTTTATATCCTGCTCTTCTTGCTGCTTCTGTTGCATTGCCTAACTCAATATAATAATCTGCAAATGCCTTTTGTTTTGGTGTAAGCTTTTTATTATCCATCTGCTCCACCTACTTCTTTATATATATCAACTAATTTTAAAAGTATATCTTGTTGCTTAAAAGTACTTAGCACTTCATCTTTTACCTTTGAATATTTTTTAGGATCTTTTTTATCATCTGGATACATACTGTTATATTCTTCAACATCCATTAAGTGAAACAATTTATATACAGTACATACATTACCAGTTTTATTACTTACAAATTGTTCTCTATTCACTAAGTATATATATCCATAAATATTTAATCCTTTTATTAACTTATTTATTTTGCTTTGTATATTCATTATTTCACCTCAATTCAATACCATAAAAATAAAGGATTTTTTTACCTTTTATAGAATATTTATTATTAAAACATTTTAAATTTAAAGGAGGAAACTTATGAAAAAAAATATTAATAAAATACCTAAAAATATAACTGATAAAATCGCAAACCTAAAAAACCCTATAATAACATTTGGTTATTTAAAAATATCTAAAGAAGATATTTTACAAAACAAATATTCTAAACTAGGAATTAAATTTGAAAACAATAAAATTATTTACGCGCAAAACATCTTACCTGAAATTAGTCAAGGAAAATATTCTAAATATAATATTAATGGTAAAGTCAGTGGTCCATTAAAACATTTGCCTAAAGTTCCCAAAAGTTATTCTTATGATACTCCTAATTTTGGTGATCCTTTAAAAGGCTATCATACAATAACCATCAATAGAGAGGTTTGGCAAAGAAAAATCTTTCCACCTAAATTTATAAATTTAATCTTTGAACTTGAAGAAAATCATGAAAATGAATTATTTATCTTCAAAGTATTTACAGATAGTAAACTTAATACTAACTCTGGAACTTTTGAATATGACCTATTATTCAATTGTAATTTATTACAAGAAAATATAGGTAATTTTGATATCACAGATACAATAGATTCTGAATCATATATAGATACGTTATATGTTAATTGGGAAATACTTCCCCCAGGAGAATCTAGTATGAATTTAATAAAAACTTTATTAAATAATAAATCTAACAAATCAAATAATTCGCAAGATACTTCAGACCGTATGAATTTTTTTGAAAAACTAGGTGTAAAACAATATATTCGTGGAACTAATTCATTTAACTCATATATAGGCGCTCTTTTTGATAATGACGTAGTCTTGCTAGAAAATGCCTTTTACGGTAATGCCGCCTATATATTAAAGTCAGATTGGCAAACATTAAGTAAGTTAAGTCGTACAGAATTATTATCAAATTATAATGATGATATTATTAGAATACCTCACAACAAGAACTGGAAAAACAATCTTAATAATGCTTTGCTAAAATTGATGAAATAATTTTTTTGTTTCTAAAATTAAATGAGCTTCCTATATGGAAGCTCATTTTTATTATTCATATATAACTGTAATCACAGTAAAATACGAATGACTTTCTCCATTTTTGTCAATTTTACTTGAAATAGATTGCTTAATATCTATTACTTTTTTATCTCTTATAAATGAATTTACTTTTACTTCTATAGAATTCGTATCCGAATTCTCGCTTAAATGACTCTTAAAAATTTTTATTTTCATATTATACCTCCAACTTCTATTTTTATATAATTATATCATAAAAGAACCTAGCCTAAACTAGATTCTTCAAACACATCATCACTTTTAATCCCTGCTCGTGAGACGCCATACCAAAGGTTTATTTAATTTTATCATAATTTAAATGGATGGAACAGAGAGAATTGAACTCCCATTCGTTGGTTAACAGCCAACCGTTCTACCATTGAACTATATTCCCACAAGAAGGCTTTCTCCTTCTTCACAGAATAAAAGGGTTTGAGAATTTACGAGAAGTAAAACTTTTAATCTGGAAGGCATTGGATTCGAACCACCTTTTGCACACCCAACTGGAGACCTTCCATGATGCAAGGCTTTTACACCTTGCTTTTACGCTACAAAAAAGGAGAACTCTCATCAACAGCGTTTAACTTTTATCACCATACATATTATCTCATATATTTTATCAAAGAAACTATTTAAAAACCTTTTAAAAACCTTTTAAAAACCTTTTAAAAACTTACAAAAAACTTTCGAAAAATTTCCAACCTATCAAGATAGAAAGCTTTCCTCCCACCTTGATACTCTTTCAATAATCTTTTTCTTATCCTTTACAAGCTTAGTTTCACTTACACTTAATTTATTACAAATTTCTATATTAGAATCACCATCTCTATATTTATACTCTAAAAGCTTTCTATAATAATCATTTAAATTTTCACCAAAAAACTTATCTAAAGTTTCATTATCTTCTTTGTTTTTCATTATAGATAACTCTAAATCAACTATTTGAGCTTCCTTTTTCTCTACCTCTCTTTCTAGTTTATCTATCAAATTAATCATATTTCTTTCAGCTATACTTACTCCATCATTTGATGTCTGAACTCTCTCACTAAAACATATACTTTTAACATCTGGGACTAATTTTATATCAGTATTTTTAATTTTACGTTCTAAAACTTCTATATTTTTCTTTAATAAATCTCTCTTGCTCTCTGCTGCTTTTATTTTAGAATCCTTCTCAAAATAATTATATAGTTGCCATTCCGTCTTTTTAAATAATGCCTTATCCATAACAAATCACCTCAAAAAAATAATACAAGATATGAATTCCATACCTTGTATTATACCATCTAAAAAGTTTGTCCTATTTCATTGATTGCCACTTTTTCTTTGTAGCTTCTCCGCATCTTAAATGTCTTTGACTTTTATTAAATAAAATAACTTTTTCAACCTCACTAGTCTTTTGAGGATTTAATTCAAATATTCTTTCTGTAATATCTTTGTGTATAGTACTTTTACTTACTCCAAAAACTCTAGCTGTTTCTCTAATAGTAGCTTTATTCTCTATTATATAGTCAGCAACATTTAAAACTCTTTTTTCAACACACTTACTAATTTCTTCTCTCGTACTCACTATTTTCACCTTCTATTAATTAAATTATTCATATAAAATATTAATTTTATAAACCTCTATATACATATGTCTTATAAATCTAATAAAAAGTTTTATTTTTTTATTATTTAATCATATTCTCTTCAAAATAAAATTTAACCTTTTTATCTACTTCTTTAACCAATCCGTACTTCTTGCCTAATCTATATATAAATTGTTTTTCTAGTCTATCTGTCATTGTTTCTAACTGCTCTCTAAACTCTTCTAAGCTCATTGTACTTTTATAAAAATTACATGCTCTGCAAGCTGGCTTATAGTTACTTATTTCATTCTTTCCTTTATGTACATATAAACTTTCAACATGATCTACTTGCATTTCTTTATATTCAAGTTCACATCCACAGTAAGCACAATGTCCATCATACATTCTATAAACTTCTTCTCTAATCTTCTTTGATATAGACTTTCTTTTTACAGTAGCGTACTTACTCATTAATTTACACTCCTAATATTTCTGGATTCTCACATTTGTTACCAACAACCTCAAACTTAGTATTAACAAAACTTTTTAAACTTAAAAATGATTTATCATATCCCCATATAACTCCAAAGCAACCATCTTTAAATTCAACTAAAGCCTTACATTGCACTATAATTTTATCCCTACTATATATTTTTATAGATAATATATCTCCCTCATATATCTCTTTTCCATTCTCATCTTTTAAGCCTGTATATCGCATTAAATCATGTCTTAACTCTTCTTCATGCTTATTGAATCTAAAATATACACCATCATCAAACCATTCTTCACTCTCTGTATATAACATTTCTCCTAATTCTTCATCCCATGCTCTAAACTTAATATCTCTATTCATACTTACACCACTCCTTAAATACTGGATATAAACAATATGCTTCTCCATTTACTATATATTCAAATATCTCTCCATCTTCCTTATCAAAATTAACTTCCATTCCATCCAATACATCTAAATGAGTTGCTAAAGTCCTTTTTATATTAGCTGGAGCATTCTTTCTAAATAACTCTTTACTAAACCTAGCAACTTTCTTAGGCTTATTTATAATATCGAATACACTCACTTGTCCTTCTAATACTTCCAATTACTTCACCTTCTATCTACATAGCATCAAAAAAATTAATTTGATTCATAACATCAATTAATCTCTTATTGTCCAGCTGGAACATATTCTTATCTTTTTCAAATCCTAAGAACTCATAACCCATTTCATAACAAGCAACTAAACTCGATGCACTTCCAACATGAGTATCTAAAATTTTATCTCCTTGTTTAGCATAATTAAGTAATATCCACTTATATAGATTTACAGGCTTTTGAGTAGGATGTATTCTTACCTCATTTCTAGATTTATCTCCCTGCATTATATGTCCTTCACTTATTGACTTTCCTTGCATCATTCCGTTCCACATATACCTAAACATTTTAGTTTTATTATGCATACTGCAGTAAGCCACTTCACAATCACTAAATGTACTTTCTCCATTAACCTTATCCCAAATTATCAATCCTGGTCCTAAATAATAATCAAAATAATTAATTCCCCAAACAATCTGATTTTTAGAAACTCTTTTTAGCTCTTCAAAATATTCTTTATTTGGAATATCCCACGATTCTATTGGCTCATAATTTTTTCTTCTAATTTTTAGCTTATTTATATTTCTTCCATAAAACTTTCTTTTATTTGGGCCAGTAAAATATGGTGGATCTACTATAGCTAAATCAAAATATTTATCTGGAATTAACTTCATGCCTTCCATACAATCTATATTGTAAAGTTTGTTTAACTCAAACATCTTTAACACCTCTCCGTATCTTTCTTATAAACGCCATAGAACGTTTTATCTATTAAGATAATGCAATAGTTCTATCTTTCTAAGAAAACCTCCCATACGCTATTTTTAGTTAGTAGAGGATGGAGCCTTGTCCAATCCTCCAGTAACTTTATTTTGGGTTTATCAAAGAAATTTATTTGATTATTTATAAAATTCATCACAATATCTCCTCAATTTTCATATATTATTTTTAATAAATTTAAATAAAACTTAGGAGAATAAAAGTATGAAATTAAAAGAATTATTTTTATTAGAAATACTTCTTTGTTTGACACCTAACGGTGATGATACTATTTTTGATAAAATATTAAAATTACTCATTATTGTAATTATATTTATAATTATCATCACCTAAGTTTTTCAGGATAGGTCAAGGCCTATCTGTGAAAAAATCAAATATAATTAAAAATAATTCTTAAAATTCTCCTTTTATAATAGAGAGCTGTTTAGAAAAACGGCTCTCTTTCTAAATCCTTAGTTGTAAGTTTTTCTAAAGATTTTAGCTTATCAATATATTCCTTAGGCTTTCTATCGTCTTTCAATCTTCTAATATTTATATCCTCTGGAGTTAAATCAAAGAACTCAAAATCAGCTACATTAGTTACTTCTGTATCATTTAAAACAACCCACCACATATTATTTATATTGTGATAAACCTTTCCTCTTTGTAACCTTCCTGTATAACGATCCCTAAAGTATTTAATATCACCATTATAAATTACTTTTCCATCTCTATCTTTATTGTTAGTGTTATACTCACAAGTTGTACCATCTAACTCACTAAGATTAAAATTCATATCTTTTTGTGGTTTATGACAACTTTCAACGTAATCATTCTTAATAAAATCTATAGCTAATTTATTATCTTCTTTTGTATTATTTTTAACTCCTGGAACTATTGATTCTATAAATTCAGCTATCTTTTTAGTTTCATCAATCCACATCAACTTTATTAAATATGGAGCTTTTTCAAATTTATGAAAATCATATTCTCCACCACATCTATTTTCAAAGCTGATATTTTGGAAAAATTTAATTTCAAATCCTCTTGGATATCTTCTAGCTTTAAATTCTAAATCTCCTTTTCTTCCATACCAATGTTCTTTATTTAAACATCTATAATGTTCTAATACCTCAGGATCCCTTCCTACTTCAAAACCCCTATCATTCATAAAATTTAAAACTCTATGTAAAATAGGATAATGTGACCACTTATCCCTATCATTCCACCCATGGCTTTCATCTGTATCATTAACAAATGAAAAACTAAACAAACTTTTATTTATACTGTAACTATATCCTTTCATTTTAAAATCCTCCTAATCTAATTCTTGTACTAAACAATCACCACAATAATATTTGTCTTTATATTTCTCTGTTGCTAACTTTCCACAGTTACACCACTTATCATACTTATGTTTTTCACATATCTTTTCTTTTACTTCTTCATCACTAAAGACACAATATCCAGGGTAAAATAAAGAATATTTCCAAAAACAATTGCTACAACTTTTCTCCATAACTAAACACCTGCCTCCGCTCTTTCAAATTCAATAACCCATACCCATGGATTGCCTTCCCAAGAGTATTTCTCTTCCTTAACTGTTCTATCCCATATATCAGCAAATCCAGTTTTATAATTTATTTTATGATTGACTAAACTTCCTACATATTTTTGTGCATCCTCAATCTTAGTACCAAATGGTTGATACCATAATTGTTTTCTTGCCCCTTCTCTTTTAGCCTGTTCCTCATCTATATCTTTTAATCTTTCAACTTTTACACTTGTTACTTTTAAAAATATCCTTGCTGCTATCTTTGGCATATGAATACTTGGCATCCAAACTTCATGTTTACCTTGTTTTGCATTTCCCCAGTAAGGAAAATTTTTAGGCTCTCCGTCAGCCTTATATACAAATCCAATATCACCATCTGGTGTCCATGTATTAGCCCATGTCTCTCTTATATAAAGAATATCTCCTACTTTGTAAGGCGGTTTAGCATAATAAACATTAGCTCCCTTCCCTCCAAAAACAAGATTTCCAAACTCCGTTTCATCTGTTGGATATAAAACAAATCCTAAAGGCTCATATCCTTCTGGTATCTCCTTTTTGATAATTCTCCTAGTACAAGTCTTTTCACCATCAAGGATAGCTCTTACCATTGCTGTATTAAATAAAATTGGTTTCACTGTAATACCTCTCTTCTTATTTGTATTTTTTTCCTTAAATGCTATAATATATATTATTCATGATGAAGGAGAATAAAATATGCAATACTATTACCGTTATATTTTTACTAATCAAAAACTAAAGAGCTTTGAAGTATGGAATTACTCAAAAGAAATTATATCTGCTTTGAAAACCATATATGGTTCTGATTTAGTTGAAGTTGAGTTTTCAAGTTCTCATTATGGCTTTTGGTTAAATAGAAAAAAAAGACAACATGAACATAATAATGTAGGTAAGCTAATAGCAAACTCTGTATCCGATTTTAATAACAACAAGTCTATCTATCATTTTAATCATAGCAATAGTGATACAGTTGGTGTATCTACTCAAATATTCAAAGAAAATAAGAATTTTAGGAATACAAGATAGTTCTTGACTATTTTGTAGAGGGCTATTTAAATTTAGTCCTCTTTTCTTTCTTAGCTGCTATATCTTTATAAGTCATACTTCCAAGTTCATGCGGTGTATACATATCAAGCAAATTAACTTTCACTTAAACCACCTCTATTTTTCATCTAAGATTTTTTAGTCCTCTACATCATCTAAGTTAACTAATATCTTTGAATTATTACTTTTCTTTCTTTTTGCTAATTTTCTCTTATAAGAATCAGTACCATAATATTTAACAGTGCTAACTTGTATATTTAAATCTTGAGCTATTTGAAATATAGTTCCCATACTTAATAGCTCCTCACCTTTGTATAAAGCATACATACTTACTCCACCACCTTGCACCATGCAGGACTAACATCGTAATCTCCAACCTTTCCAGTAAATGAATCAATAACATCAACTTCTCTTCCGTTGCAATCTTTAAACCAACTTCTTTTACTATCAATATGTAACCCTATTCTATTTGCATCTCTCTTAAATCGCTTAGTAGTAAATACGTATTTTAATCCTGGTCTAAATCTTCTTATTTTCAATTTAAATCACCTCTATTTTTTTATGAGTTTCAATCTCTAATGTTGGAATATATTTTTGAATAGCTCCTTTAGAAAATTCATTCTCTGGCTTAATTTTTATAACTCCATCTTCTTCTCTAATATCTGCATTTTGAAAAAATGTTTTATAACTTACTTGAGTTAAAGAATTAGTATTAGCCAATAACTCATGAATAGGAGAAGGATAGAAGCGAGGAGAGGTTGGTGTGGATGCTTCTTCTTTTCCTTCTTCTCCTTCTTTTTCATTCTCTTTCATTCTTATTTCATTCTTATCATTCTTGTTTATAGGTAAGGTCTGTTCCCTATCTGTTTCCTGACTGTTTCTTGACTGTTTCCTCTCTGTTTCCTCGCTGTTTCCACTCTGTTTATTTCGTGTTACCCCATCGACTTCGCAATCTTGATAAAGCCCGTAATTTACTAGGGTTATCTTGGTGTATTGCCTGTTACCTCTTCCGTGTTCTATTGAAATCATGTTGTTTTTCTCAAGCCAATCCAAAATTTTTTTGACCGTTTTTGGTGCAGGTTCTTTATAAACTCTATTTTCATAGTAAGAAACACCTTTGGCTATGCTCCTATAGCTTGTTAGATGTTGCCCTCTACCAATTAACTCCTCAGTTCCATCTGACATTGGAATATAATTTTCTTTATGATTAGCCATCATTTTAAGATACTGCCAAACCTTTAAATACAAAGGTGGCATATTCCAAATAGGGCTATTTAATTCCTTTCTATGTTGTTTAATCCACCCTTGCATATCCATGATGTTCTCCTCCTATTCTTCTAGTGGTGTTCCTTCAAACATATTTTCTTGGCCTTCAAGAATTTCTCCATTGCTATCAACTGTATAATCTACATCAACTACACCGTCATTTTCTTCTTGTATATCCTCAATATTAGCTTGTACATTTTCCACATCATCCATAAACTCTTTATTTATTAAGCCTTCATCTGCTGTATATGCCTTTTGCATTTCTATACTTAAAATTCCCCACTTAGATAATAAATTTCTTAAAACTGTTTTCTTAGCCATTGCATCAAAATTGCTTTTCCAAACTGAATTTTTGGAGTTTATTGTCTTTGAAAATTTATTTGCATGATTATTAACTTCTTCTTTAGTCCAGAATACTGTCTTTTCAAATCCATTTATTAATTTAAAATATCCTGCATATCCAATTACTGCATCACTCTCACGTTTACTAAAGTCAACTTCAATTTCTTCTGTTAATGGATTCCATGAAACTAATTCACCTTCTCTTATTTCAACTACATTTATAGCCTTATATTGACCTGTTCTTAATGCTAATTGAATATATCCTTTATAACCCATTTGAAATTGAGCTCTACTGCCATATGGGACTACCCATGCATACCCTAAATTTTTATCTACTGGTAAATCCATTGTTGCTGCTACCATACAACTTGCTATTACACTCATTCCATCACATTTTTGTAAGTTAGTATCTGAATTAACCAAGTTAACTATTGAACTCATATATTGAGGTGCCTTCTCTTTTAATACCCCTTCAAATCTCTTCTTTATACTTGGATTTTCCATTAATCCTTTAACTGTATTTCCTATTGATAAACTGTTACCAGTTCCTTTCTTTGCTAATTGATTTTTTAAACTTGTTGCTGTTGCCATAATTATTTTTCCTCCTTAATTACTAATCTTCTACTTGTAGTTTCTTTTAAATAGTCCTCGTACTCATCTTTAAGTAATGCTTTAAGTTTTGAACTATCTGGTCTTTTTTGACTGACTGATTTATAGCTAATACTATATCCAGGAGCATTAGCATACTCAGCATTTTTTATATTTTGTTTTAGCTGATTTTCTATCTCTTTAATTTGTTTATCTACATCATCTCTGTACTCTTTAAGCTCTTGTCTTTGATTAAGTAAATCTCTCCAAGATGAATCTAAATTAATAGTTTCACCTTCATTAACATTCTTATATTTTTCATTAACCCATTTTTCTGCAGCACTTGATCCATCTAATGCAGGTGGTGTTTTATCCTGGACCATCTTCCAAAATTCTTTTTCTGCCTCTATGATGATATTAATTAATTCTTCATCACGATTAATCTCTTTCCAAATAAACTTCTGGCCACCTATCAAAACTGCTATATATCCTTTAGATGCTCCTGTAACTGCTAAGTAGTGTTGAACTTGTAATAAATAGCTAGGTGGTACTTCTTCACTTTCCCATTCTTTAGCTAAGTATTGTTTAGCTGTTTTACATTCTAAAATTGCATCTTCACCAACAACTCTTCTATCAATATTAGCAACCATAAATGGATAATCTTTATGAACTAAATGTCTGTTATCTCTTCTCACCTTTTTACCAGTTCTTATTTCAAATTCTTTAGCTACTGCTTCCTCAAATTTATCGCCCCAATAAGCTGCTTCTGATTGCTTTTCAACATTTAAAATAGGTTCTGTTTTTTCAAGATAAATATTAAAAGCTGTTTTATATTGATTAACTCCCATTATGGCTCCTACATCGGAGCCACCTATTCCTTTCTGCCTTTCTCTAAGCCATTCCAATTTATCTTCCATTAGAATTCCTCCTCTGCTTCTTCCATAAGTTCATCTAAGCACTCACGGCATATTATTTTCTTTCCAATAGGAAGATACTTTTCACCTGCATATATGCTATAGCCACATTCAGTACACTCAAAGGCAACTTTAGGCTCATTTTCTTCGTTTCCATATTCATATCGGCAATCTGGAATATTATTCATAACTTGCCTCCTTAAATTTAATGTGCTAAACTTTCCTTGACTTTAAAATTTCTTGAGTGCTTTGGTTACTTTGGTCGGTGCCAATGCACTCTCTTTTTATTTCTTCCTCTATTAAAACGTTTAGAGGTTTGTCTACTGTTAAGTTACTAAGTCTTTCTTGTACTCTGTAAGCTATCCTTTTAGCTATTTCAATTAAGTCCATAGCCAACACCAAACTTTATAAGATACGTAAAAGAATATAATCCAAATAACTATACTTCCTATCAAAGCTACTAAGCATCCTATATTTATTTTTTTCATTTTTAACTCTCCTAACTTTTCATTAAGTAAAATAGAAGTATCACTAAGCTAAGTATTGTAGAATAATACAAAATATAAATTACCATTTCTCTTCTCATGAATATTTTTTCTTCCCATGCTCCTATTTCTTCTAATGTCATTTCTTTTGATATATACTTTTTACATCCTTTTAAAGTTCTAAAGAAACAAATGTCACAATTACCACCTAAAACAATAACTACTGCATAAATGTATTTTCTATCAATAACATAACAACCACTTACTATTTCTCTTTCCTTCAACTTTTTAAGAAAATCTTCACTTTCTTTTTGTGTAATAAATTTATAATCCATAACCTAATTCCTTTCTAATCTTATCCTCATATGCAAATCTCAAACCTTCGTTTTCATGTTTACAAACTTCAAGTTGAACTCTTAAACTTATGATTTCTTCTTTTAATGCCTTCACCTCTTCTAAATCTCCTATAATTGAATTTAAAAGTGGTACATCTTCTTGTTTGCACTCTATTGATACAAAGTTATTAAAGTATTCTGCTAAAGACTTTAAATATTCAATTTTATAATTTAACATTTTATATCCTCCTAAACACGCATTCTGTTGAGTTAATAAGTGTTTTAAATTGTTCATTTGTAATACGCTTATCAAATCTAAGCTTATTAAATTTTAAATCTTGATCTAAAGCTAGTAAGATGTCTTCAAATACCTCTTTGCTATGTCTAGCTTTTAAATCTCTTACATGTTTATAATTCATAACAACAGTCCTATAAACTAAATATTTTTAAGTTCTTCTATTAAATTTTCAAGTTTTTCTATTTTTTCTATATTTACATTGGTCTTTTTCATAGAAATTACTATCACAGAAAAATCATCTATAATTCTTATAATTTCTCTTTCACTAAACTCCCTTGTTCTAGCCTTCTCTAAAATACTTGGTCCTAACTCTATTAGAAACTCTACTGCTTGATTCAAGAAATTTTCTATTATGTTTAAATTCATAATCAAAACACTCCTTTTAAATCACATTTGTTGCAAATATTAAAGCTAACATATTACATGCGCTTAGTATTAAATATTTAAAACTTTGCTTTGGCTCTTTTTCATCTAGGCTTTTAATCATAAAATGTACACTTAGATACAAAGTTGTAATTATAGCTATTGTTCCTAAAACTATTCTTCCGTTTGGAGTTAACATTTTTCGTCCTCCACAAACCTAGCATTATTAGGTAACGCACACCTTGCTAAATTATCATGAACATATTTATATCTTTCTGGATTTCTAACTGTAACTACTGTTCCCGTTTCTTCAAGTACAAAAGGTTTTTTTATCATTTCTTGCACTTCTTCAAATGTCATATAAATTTCCTCCTTTAAAATATTTACCCTTAGCTTTAATGGGATTTTGATTAAAGCTTGTCTTATTCTTAAAATATATTTCGACATTTTTTTATTTTTTACGACAATATTCTTCATAGCATTTATATTTATTGACATTTATAACCTTTTTATGATAAAATTTTATCATGAAAGGGGATGAGGTTATATGAACCATTATTATTTCAATAACAACACTGATGATAAAGGTAGACACGAAGTTCATACCGAAAATTGTTCTTGGGGGCCTTCTCCACTAAATAGAACTTATATAGGCTATTACTCTAATTGTAAAGAAGCTATAAGAGCTGCCCAAAATTTAAATTCTTTTAAATCATTTGATGGTTGTTATTGGTGTTGTAGAGAATGCCATAAAGGTTAATAATTAATTCTTTAGTAGGAGTCTATCTACTCCTACTTTTATTTTTTTATTAATCCATAGTTAAGATAAACATGTTTAACTTTTTCCACGCAATTTTCTATCTCTGAAAATACCATTTCATTTTCTTTAGCAAAATTTGTTATAATATTTATTAATCTTGCATCTCTTTCTTTTATTTCTCTCCTTTCCTTTTCAAATGAATAAAATTCTTTAGATGTTTTTTCTTTTAAAAATTCCATTATTAATCATTCCTTTCTCTAAATAAATCAATCAAATTTATATCATTAAAAAACTCTTTTTGAATTTTAATAGCATAACTTAATGTTATTGGTGTTATACCATTTAAATAATTTCTTACTGTTTTTTCAGAAATATTTAAAAAAATTGCTATATCTTTTATCTTTACAACTCTTTTATCAAGTTCTTTTTGTAAATTAGGATAAATAATATTTTTCAACATTTAAATCACTCCTTCCATTTTGCAAAACTTGTCAAAAAATGCTATTATTTTATCGTGAGCCTGAATTTTATCACCTAATTAGAAGGGAGGTGATATTATGTCTAAAAGTAATAAAGAGTTAGTTGCTGAATTAACTTCTTCATTTATAAATTCTTGGAACTCTAAACAAGGTACAAGACCTATAAATAATAATGATGCAAAGGATATATTTAACACATTTAAAGAACTAATAGAATCTATGGACGAAAAGGATAAAGAATAGTATAAATTTTTATCATAGATTCAGTTAAAACTTCTAAATATTCAGGCTCACATTCTTTGCTTACCTCATGTAACAAATCAAATTGCTCTCTTAACTTATTTTCCATTTCCTCTATTCCTGCTTTTTTATCTTCCATTTCACTCTCTCCCTTCATTTTGTTTATAGTTTTCTTTAGATCTTGATTTTCTTCATATAAGCCTATTACGCTTAATTCCTCTATATTTGACATTTCTTTCTCTCCTTCCATTTTGCTGACATTAAGAATATGGTCTATGCACTTTCTTTTAATAATCTTTCTATAATATAAACTTGTCCCTTTCCTGTAACTCTTGTAGTAAACTTAGTTTCTACTCCATGGCTTCTTTGAATTACAAACTCTGATTTTTCAAATAGACCTTGCTCTAAAGCTCTTTGCATTGGTTTAGTTGAACCTTTTTGAATCAACCCCCACTCCCTAAGTTTGTTCCAAAGTCTTTTTTCACCAATTTTGATATTCTGTTTAGTTGCTAAGTGAGCCACATCTCTAACTAAAATTGAATTTGAACTTGCTGATATTTGATTTAAGAATCTATTTTTTTCTTCAAGTTCTTTTTGTATCTTTTCATTTTGATGTTTTAAATCAAGAACCATAGCTTGTTTAACTTCTTCTGAAAATGAAGGAAAATAATTCTTTATAAATTCTTCTTCATCTTTAACAGCTCCGCCAGTTGTTCTTATTTGTTTAAGAATTTTCTTAACTTCTTTCTTGAATTGTTTTGCTATTGGCTTTCTACTTTGCATTAGAACTTCATAAAGTCCATCTTCTGTTAAAAACCACATTTCTTGATTTCCACCAAGGGTAAGAACAATGTTCTTAACCTTTTCTTCTTCATCAATTCCTTTAAGCATTTTTGTTCTATCACTATGTTCAATCCAACTAGCTACATCTTTAGCCAAAAATAATGGATTTTCTTTTGTTCCATAAATTTTAAAATCTTTTCCTAAGACTTGTCTTTCTTCAAAAATCATTAAATTATTCATTGTTTTCCTCCTAACCTACATTTTTTGTTTCTTCAAAATCAAAAAGTTTTTCTAAAGGGATATCAACATTTAAAAAATCTTTAATTGCCAAAGCCTCTGTTAAAGTTATAGGCGCTTTTCCATTTAACTTTTGAGATATTGTCCCAATTGTTAAATCCAAATTTTTAGCTAAATCCTTTCTTAAAATCTTTTTTCTTCTTAATTCAGCTTCTAAATTGTTATACATAAAGAACCTCCTCTCTAAACTTGTTTACGTTTTTTCGTAAACTATAATTTTATTATATACGTATTTTCGTAAATGTCAACATTGTTTTACGAAAAAACATATATTTATTTTACAAAACAAACATAAATTATTGAAATTTCGTAAATAATATATTATTATATGTTTATAGGAGGTGTTCAAAATTTGGATACAATAGAAAATAAATTAAAAGAACTTATATTGACAAAATATAAAAGTTTACGTGAATTCACATTAAAAATAGGGATGCCATATTCTACATTTGATACAATATTAAAACGTGGCGTTGGTAAAGCAAACATTATTAATATCTTAAAAATATGTAATGAATTAGATATTAGTGCTGATAAACTAGCCAATGGTATTATTGAATATAATAATGTAAAAAAAGATATCTATTCTATTAATTTATCTAAAGAAGAAACAACATTATTAGAAAACTATAATAAATTAAATAAATTTGGTAAAAACAAGGTTATAAACTATACTAAAGATTTAATTGAAATGCCTAAGTATCAAAAAGATAATAATGTTACTGCTCTTCCTAAAAGAGAAAAACAAATATGGGAAGAAGAAGGAAAAGAATATCTTATGCCTATTGCTTGCCATGATGATAATCTTACTGATGAAGAAAAAAACTTTATGGATGAGGCTATTGCTGAATACGAAAGAACTCATAAAAAATAGCTTTTAACTTGGAGGAATATTTACAATGAACAAATATGAAAAATTATTAATAAAAGCAGAAAATGAAGGAGTTCTTGTAGTTGAAGTTGATTGTAAAAGTAATAAACCCTGTGCTAAATGTAAAGGAAACATAATATATATAAATAAAAATACTACTACCGAAGAAAAATATTGTTTGCTAGCAGAAGAATTAGGACATTATAAACTAACCGTTGGTAATATAACAAAATTACAAGATGTAAAAGATGTTAAACAAGAATTATTGGCTAGAAAATGGTCTTATGAAAATTTAATACCTATTAATAACTTGATAGAAGCGTTATCAATAGGTATTAATTCTATAGAAGAAATAACAGAATATTTCAATGTTACTGAAAACTTCTTTTATAAAGCAATTGAATTTTATAAACGTAAATATGGTATATATTTTGTTGGAAACGATTATTTATTACGCTTTGAGCCATTAAAACTACTCAATTTTTATGGTGAAGAAGTTTATCCTTTTTCAAATGAAAGATTATATTCTAAAGAAAGTGCTAGATAAATTAATATCTAACACTTCTATTTTTCAATCTTATATATCCTATAAAACTTAATAATATACTTGGTATAAAAAATATTATTAATATAAACATTGGAAATAACCCACCGACTAAATAAAATAAAATAGATATTAATACAAAACTTCCTTTATTAGAAAAGTATCCTATAAAATTAAATGTTAATGCCAAAATTACTAGTATTATATGGGGAATAAAAAAATTTACTATAAGCATATCTCTAGGTGGCATTAATATAAATATCATTAAAATAGCTAAATAAACGATACTTAAAATAGATGATATTAATAGTTCTTTTGTTTTTTTTACTTCCATTATAAATCAAAATCCTTTACTAAAATCTTATTATTAATATTACTATATTTACATAAAATTATCTATATTAAAATAATTTAAATATATGAGGTGATAATATGAAAAGAATAGCAATTTATAGTAGAAAATCAGTATATGTAGAAAATAGTGAAAGTATAGAAACGCAAATTAATATGTGTAAAGCTTACTTTACTAGACAATTTAAAGATTGTAAGTTTGAAATATTTGAAGATGAAGGCTTTAGTGGTAAGAATACAGATAGACCAGCATTCAAAAGGTTAATGAATTTATGCAAATTAAAGAAATTTGATGCAGTAGCAGTCTATAAAATTGATAGATTAGCTAGAAACATAGTTGATTTTATGAATATCTATGATGATCTTGAAAAATTAGAAATAAAATTAATATCTATTACAGAAGGATTTGACCCTACTACCCCAATAGGTAGAATGATGATGGTAATGTTAGCTGGTTTTGCTGATATGGAGAGAATGAATATAGCTCAAAGAGTTAAAGATAATATGATTTCTTTAGCAAAGAAAGGTTGTTTTACTGGAGGTAAAATTAATAGAGGTTACTGTCTTGAAGAAAAATCTGATGGCAAAAAGTATTTAAAGCTAGAAAATCCTGAATTTATAAAATTTACTTTTGAAAGTTTTGATAAAGGATTCAGCTTACTTGAAATCTTAAGAATGCAAAAAGATAAATTTGGGTCATATGCTTTAGGCAGCACAATGTCAGTTAAAAGAATGTTAAGAAGCCCTGTATATGTTCAATCCTCTTCAAATGTATCTGATTATTTAAGAAATAAAGGATATGAAATAGTAGGAAATGAAAATAAAAATGGTTATTTACCATATGGGGTAACAGTCAATGAACCATGTGCAATTGTAAGTAAACATAAAGCAGTTATTGAGCCTCTTCTTTGGTTAAGAGTTAATTCAAAGCTTGATAAAGTTAGAGAAAATGCTATAAAGAAAGATAGTAAATGTTATTGGCTTACTGGAGTACTTAAATGCCCTATATGCGGTGAAAATTATGTATTAGCTAATTCTCGTAAGAAAACTTATTATACATGCTCTACAAGGCTTAAAAGAGGTGCTAATAGACCTAATACTTGCACTAATAGTAAATATGTAGATGCAACTGGAATTGAAGCTATTGTTGAAAATACAATCTCTAAACTATTTAACAAAGATACATTTAATTCAAGTTATTCTAAAAATGAAATTATCTATGAAGATAATACTTTAGAGCTTGAAAAAAAGATAAAAACTCATGAAAGGTCAATAAAAAGTTTAGTTGAAAAACTTACTTTAATAGATAATTCAGCAGCTAAATATTTAACTGATAAAATAGAAGAACTTACGAAAGAAATTTCTGAAATTAAAATAAAAATAGAAGAAAACAAATTAAACAAATTAGAAAATGAATTAAATAAAAGTACTCCCGAAATTATATATAATAATATAATTAACTTTGTATCTTCAAACTCCCCCCAAGAGAAACGTCGTTATTTAAAGCTAATTTTCAAGAGTATTTATTATAATCCTGAAACTAATAATATAGAGGTTGATTTTATTTAA